CCATAGGCGTCAATGACATCAGCTACAGTCATCATATCAAATTTACCTACCCAACTAGCATCTGACATGTAGCGGATCTCAGGTGACTTGTGATAAAATGTAAGAATAGGATTCCATAACTCAATTTGGTAATCATCTTCCATCATCTTAAAATGCCAGAATTCGCGGTCTGTAATAAGCATATCGCGGAATCCGCGTTCTTCTAGCTCATCCATTTTAAATCTCTCGGTATCAACTTGAAGCTGATGCTCAGCCCATTGCTCTACCATTGACTTATATGTTTTGCTAAAATAACTTTCAATTTGTGGTAATGACTTAATACTTTCAGGAGCCATTGCTTGTTGATATTGTTCACTATCTTCAGCAAGTCCCATTTGAGATAATGTTAATCTCATTTGCTCTTCAGCATCACTTATAATTGCTTTTTCTAACTCAGCACGTTTAAGCTCCAACATCTCATTATAAGATGTTTCATCAACCCCTCTAAACGTAACACGAGTATTGCGTTTTGCAAACTCTGCCACAAGGGTATTAATTACGTTAGGAATAATTGGGTAAAATTTAAGCTCTAATGCACTTACATCTTCTTTAGTTAAAGTTTCAATAAGGTCTGCATATTCATTATCTTCTTCTACAATGTAGTCAGTTTTATCTATAATACCCTTAGCGAGTTTATAGTTCTTTAAAAAACGGCGAGCATTTCTACGCACTACTCTTAAGCCTTGCCATTCTAGCCAATCTAGGTTCCAATTGGCCCAGTCTTTATCTTTTTTATCTTTAGGTAAAAACTGGATAGGTTGATTAAGAGTACCCATTTTGTTGTACTCAACCTTGGCTCCCGCCTTTACCTGCATGGCATTATATATTTCCATAGCTTATCTTAAGTTTTTAAATGCTTGTCTTGGTAATTTCATACCATTAAAAGTATGGCCCCCACCGCCAATGTGACGAAAAGGGCTCTTATTTAATTTACTGAATTTATTAGAGTTATCCAAGTTTTTTGCTAGTCCAGTTTCTTCATAGCGCTTTTTATAACCCCTATTTGCTTGTTGCACTTTAGCAAAAGCAATTAATGCTGCAAATGATACAAGTCTATCCACGTTAACCCCATCACGATACGCCATCATCTCTTTCATCAACATAATATCCGGTATACGCTCTATACCATAAGTTGTTTTAACAACTTTACCATCATCTGTAGTTTCTTGATGAAGCTCCTCTCTTATGAATTCAATAGCATAACTTATCATATGACTCTTAAATAAAGTCCCTGTGTTACGCCATCCATATTCCTGAAACACATTTGCATTAGCACCGATATCTTTTAAAAATAAAATTTGACTTCGTGGTACAAGATAGCGCTGTTTTTTTCTATGAATCATATGTTGAATAAATAAACTAATATTGTTTTCAACAATTGTCCAAGCGTTATACCACTCAACAATCATCTCTAGACGCTCATGAGTTTTAGCTATATCGTCAAAGCGGCCGCACCAAGCAGCTACTATTTTATCATTTTCAATAAATGTTTCTACTTTTTCACCATCATTACGCGTTACTTCAACTGCTGTTTTATAAACATAAATAGAACACAATGATTCTGAGGTAGTAGTTTTTCCTTCACCTACGGGGTCAATGCTTGCATAGTACATCCCAAACTCGGGATCCTTGCAAGGTCTTTCCCATACCACTAAAGTACCCGTTTTATCTTCAGTATTTTTAGTAATAGGAAATTCTATAATAGGTAGCTTGTTAGTTTCTCGTGTAGCGACTTGCCCCTTGTCATCCCTATAGATATCTAAAAATTCATAGGGATACATTTTGTCTTCTATTCTTCTTATTTGAGAAGTAACTAAGTGACCTGGAAATACTGATACAGTTCTAAAGTCAAATGCTTCTTTGATATTTCTAGGATGCTGAGATATACGAAGTTGGTATTCCTGCGGATCTAATTCTTTTTTCCAAATAGCAAACTGCTCATCTAATGCCTTTAATGCTTCTTCCACTTTAGAATTACCATACTCATCAATAAACGGTGGCATTGACCATTGCTCAGGAATAAATAAACCTGTTTTACCTATTTGGCCAGTTTCATCTATTAAGTTAGACTCTACTGAGTATATATCATTCGCGTCCGGGCGCGTAATCATTTTCTTTAAAGGCTCGCATTGAGATAAATCCCCCACAGATCCTGCAGCAATAAACATACCTGTAGTCATAAAACCGGATTTCATAGCAGGGCGGATATACTCAAATGTTGTATCCATCTTAGGTGCAATACCTGCTTCCTCGTGAAAGAAGTACTTACATGGTCCCCCTACTCCATTAGTTGGATCTTTCTCAAAAGACATCCCTTGCATTACACCCTTAAGACCTATCTCAGATTTACGTTTGCTCATAGGATCAACAGTCTCAATCTTCTGCTGCCACATCATAACTTTATTAGGATTCATAGGACGGTACCACGCGGTATGCTTATTTAAAAAAGCTTCATATTCATTCAAGAATTTCCAAGTCCCTTTCTCATTAATATAGTCTTTAAGGCTAGCACCCATTTTAAGGGTGATACCTTCCTCAAACCATATTTGATTAATTAACTTACCAGCATGGTAATATGATGATGCAATCTGACGTTTCTTTAAAATGGCAGCATGTCTATAGTTTAACTCTGCTAAGCATTCGTATAAAGCTAAGTGATACTGGGCATCTCTGACATCAGCAAATCCAAACTTTTGTGTCTCCTTATTAAAGATTGGTAAGAAGTTTAACCACATATAGTAGTCTCTAGGTATATACCAAGTATTGGTACTATTTTTAAATATTACACCTAGACGACACTTATTTTTTTGGTCATTCCAATAAACAATAAAGTCTTTAGTTCCTTGGGGTGCTTTGCAATAAAATCCAATATCATTAAAGATTCTAGCCTGCTCATTGAACATTTTGCTGGTCTCATCAAAATGGTATTGACCCGGTTCTTTAAAAATACCAAATACAAAATCCTTGAACTCATCTTTTGTATTAAAAGATGTAGTTCCCCACTCACCGTTCTCCCATGTAGGTATGTTGATTTCAGTACTCATTAAGAAGTCTTAGTATTTCATTTAATGCTTCGTGGCGGTGATTATCATAAAGAATGGTTTTATTAACCCACTTAGACTTTTCTAACTTAGGTACATCATGTATAGCAGATTCATTCTTAAACTTTAAGTCTATCTGATGCGGGTCACCTGTAAATATCATTATAGAATCTTTACCTAAACGTCCTACACACATTTGCAGTTGAGCTTTAGTAAGATTCTGAAATTCATCTATTATGCACACGCAGTTATCAAATGTTCTACCTCTAAAGTGTGTAAGAGATACAAGCTCTATTGCTTCTTGCTCTTCAAGTTTATTTAAAATATCAGGTTTATCATAAACCTTTCTCATATTAGATTTGATAGGTACAAGCCAAGGCTCCATTTTCTCTTTTTCAGATCCAGGAAGAAATCCGTTATCTTCAGTAGATATAGTAGGTCTTGTTATAACTATTTTATTTACTCTTCTTTTAAAGTACATGTCAAGAGCTACTTGTACAGCCAGTAGGGTTTTACCTGAACCTGCGTTACCTAATAAGAAGTTATAAGGAGCATTGAGTATTAACTCCTTTGCTTTCTTCTGCTCATCAGATAGTGTAATAGAAAACTTAATATCTCCCTTAGGAGCAGTCTTCTCAACGTTTTGCTTTGCCATCTTTTATAAGTTTTATTATTGAGTTAATTTCCTTAGCTTTAGTAGGTAAGGAATAACTGTTCATAAAGGTACTTAAATTATCTCTAGGTATAGCCATCCATTCTTCTGTTTCACAAGAATAGTAGATAAAAAAGTCTGATATATTACATTTGATCATAAGCGAGTCCGGCTCCTCCTCTAGCCCTACTTTGTTGTTCTTCTTGTAAATCTTTATAAGCACCTTTATAAGCTTCTCTAATTTGCTGAAATTTTGCAGCAGTATTAGTTAGTGCTGTAATATTACCATCTCTTCCATCTGTGATACTTGTTGTGGCCATGTAGTTTGCTAAACGGTCAAGCATTTGCTTAATACCATTATACGCTCTCATGGTCGGGGTTTCATATAATTGTTTACAAAGTTCTAATGCGCCTGGAATACCATCATCCTCAGAGCTAAACTCTGCTTTTATCTCTGCTAATATAATCTCTTCTTTGTCATCTTCAGCAAGATTAAAAAAAGGATTTAGATCCGGACTAGGACATGTCATGTAAAATAAGTACTGATATATCTTTAGGTAATCTTCTGGATAATCATCCATAATTTTCTTAAGAGTACTTATTGTATAACAATGCTCAGTAGGTACAATAACATTGTTTTGTATATCAAATAGTTTGACTATCATCTTCAATCTTTTTTATTTCATAATAATAACTATTAGAATCTTCAGATACCCACTTATCAGATTGGGCCTCAACGGACTCTATATGCGTATCTACTTTAAATGTAGAAGGTTCTACAGGAAATGGCTTTGTAACCCAATTAGAATCTCTCCAGTATATTCTATTATTAGGTTGACAAAGTAAATAACCATCATCTGCAATTAAAATATGTCCACATTTATAATCAGATGGCTCATTTGAGTAAGGATTTCTATACCAATCTACTGTCATTAAATATGTAGCCCATATCATACTACCATCTTTTAAAACTACTTGACAGCGTTTTTCATATAAATAATCATATGTAATAACAGATATATTTTCTGAAAAGCAATCCCATAGTTGTTTAAAGTGAAATGGAATATCAGCTTTAGGTATTTCCATGTATATTTCTGAAATAGGTACTCTTGATCTAAGCATACCATAATCAGTCATTACGTGAAACGTTAGTATTTTACCAGCTAAGGATTGTACAGCAAATGCATAAGCTTTATGATAAGTATTACTATCAACGTCATCTTTTGTAAAATGTGATGCTTTTACATAACATTTAAAAAGCTCTATATTTTCATTAAGCTTTGACATTTTCCTTTAGTCTATTAATAATATTTATAACTTCAGTTTTAAGATATGGTACATCATATTGTACAATTTCTTGTACAACTGGCTCACCAAAATCATCATACTTCACAATTCTATTATCGTAAGCATCTTTACCGGCTTCCTCAAACAATATGTGTTCTATAATCATTTTACCCGGTTTCAATCTAGGATTATGTTTAATAATCATATACATATAAAAACTTAACTGCAAAGAATAATGGTTAAGATTACAGTCATCCAAATGGTTGACTGGATCAAGCATCTTATCAGTAATTCCTTCCCAGTTAGTGTAACCGGTGGTTTTAATTTCTTTATTTGTTTTATAATCATAGATGTTAACCTTACCGTTTACCACCTCAACTCTATCTGCTTGGCCACACAACCCCGCACTCTTAAGATACATCATATGTTCGGGATATACACCATCACCAAGCTTTTGATCTGGTGCATTTTTAATACCATCTATTTCAATAGGTTTAAAAATGGGTACTACAGTATCCTCCCTACTAATACTCTCACATGATAATAAATCACGCTCTCTTTGTGCATGATACCAAGTACCAAGACTCATAGCTCTATTAGATTCACTTTTCCAAGCTTCCTTAATAGCTTCCGGTGTCATACCATACCACTTGCTTTTTTTGCTCTTAGCTGACTTAGCAGCTATAGTATCAGCATCAAATGGTTTTTTAAATTTAGATATAACACTAGTTACACTGGTCCATGAGATGTTCTCATTAGGATCAATGCTGCTATAACTATGAGTTTCGGGTTTAAATATTATCGCCATTATTTTCCAGTTTCGCATTTAGATCATCTTCTTCTTCTTCTGTCATTACAGCAAACCATCTTCCGTGAGGGCATTCTGAAGACATACTATAGGTTTTATACTTTAATGAACATCCGCAATCACCGCAACAAGGTTGAGTTCCAGGCACCTCACACTTGTTACCCTTAAGATCAATAAGAGGGCATGTACTACATATATCATATCTGTAGCTTGCTATCTTCTCAATTTTCTTACGAGTAAAATAATAATTAAACATCCCCTCAAGGATTAACCACTTACTCTTCCAGATTTTCTTGATCTTGTTTACCATATCGTTTTTCTATAACGGTTTGTTTTATTTCTTTATAACTTTCTAGTTCTTGTTGTATCTCTAGGAGACGTTTAAGTCGGCTATCCGTTAAACTATAAGCCTGGTACTTATTAAAGGTTTTTGGGACAGGTGCTTTTTGGTATTCCCTATAGACATCAATAGTTCTACCCAATGTTTTTGGCATTACTTCAAAAGTGCCAAGATTTATAACATCAAGTCTAGGTGATGTTAAGTTAGTCATTTGCTTTCGTAAGCTTCCCCAATAAAAGTCAAGAACATCTCTAACAAGGTTCTCGTCTAGTTGAAGATCACTCGCTACTTCGCTGTAAAGGGTTTTCGCTTTCTTGGGATTCAACTCTTACCATTTTATAGTCTAACAAAATATTACCCGTTGTTTGGATCATAATCTCTGGGTTAAGCTTAATGCGTTTCTTAGCCTTACCATTTTTAAATACATTTACCAAACCGCGTCGCTGACCTTTAGATATTGCATTTCTTACGGATTGGCTATTGCCGAAAATGTTATTATCGGCAACAGCATTACAAAAATCCGCAAGTTCTTTTTCACCTGAGATTGCCAAGTAAGTTAAGCAATTAAGGTCACGATCAGATACTGAAATGTTTTTTAAATGGCAATGCACATTAAGCTGAAAACGTACTATGTCCCATAGGTTCATACGTACTTTTTTCTGTACTTGATTTACTACTGCCATGATAAATTACTTTTCTTTTCTTAAAACGCGTTTTCTAATCTCAGCCGTTTCTTCTGCAGTCTCCGGTGCATCATCACCTTCTTGTGGAGCTGGCGCCATAATTTGAGCTTGACGCATTTGAGCTACTAAACGTCTTGCGCGCAACTCTTCAATTTCTGTGGCAAGTGTTTCATAGTCTTTTTGCAATTGAAGAACTTCAATTTGCTCACTGTAAAAAGCCATTAACTCAGCTTTCTTCTCCTCAATTTGTTCAGGAGTAAACATTTCTTGTTGGTTTTCCATAACTTTTATATATTTAGGTTTAGACAAATATATAATAAAAAGTTTAAACTCCAAATGTTTAGACAAAAAAATACCCAGGCACGTTTGCCTAGGTACCTTAACCTAAATTATTAACTTATGAAGAATTAAGACTTTTTACCGTCCTCTTCTCTTTTTGCTTTTATATATCCGGTAAGCTCTGCAATATTAGTACTTAACTGTGTCATGTGTGTAGTTAAGTTATCCATCTTTAGATCAAGCTTCTCATGAGCAGCTTTCTGGTCTTCTTTAAGTGCATCCATACGATTATAGATTGTGTTCTCTTTAGCCATGAGATCTTCTTCTAAGGATACCATATCACCGGTAAGCTTATCCACCTTCCCTCTTAACTTTCCTAGCTCTTGTTTAAGCGCAAAGTACGCTGATAAACCTGAGCCTATTGTCATCACTATCCAGATAACATCCTTGGTGCTAAACATCCATGTTTCCGCTGATCCCATAACTTAAATATATATACTTATAATATACAAAATTATCCCTTATTTACAGTAATTTCATAGTAACTTATTACAGTTGAATCTGCTGTATTAGCATTCTGCATGTAGAATATAAAGTACTGGTCTTGTGTCCAGTCTATGTTATATGTAGAAACTGCTGTAGTAGAAACAGAATCATCATCAAAACCACCCGTGTTATAAGGAAATACCTCAGTAGAGGTACTTGACTTTACAACAAGTGTTCTCGATAATTGCCCAAATGCAGCATTAGCACCTAAAGCAGCAATGGCAATACCACTACCACCTACAGCATCTGATGTATTTACACTTACATATTGGGCTGTTAGTCCAGCTGTACCTGTTTTTCTACAACGAGTTCTTACAAAGATGCTATCTCCTGGAGCCACCGTATTAGCAGGTATAAGTACACTTGTAGATTTAGTAGCTACCGTGGTACCTGTTACAATAGTACCATCGGTTACTCTAATAAATTGAGGATTCTTAATACCAGCTTCTAAAACAACAGCGATAGCTTCTAGACCTTGCAACACCTTTAACTCATAGTTAAAGTTTGAACCTTTATCCCCGTCTTTAGGATTTCCATTACCTAAACTCATATTAGTATAATTTATTTAAAATGCATAGTTCACTATAGATGCTGTTACCAGCATTATTAGTATTCCACTGAGCAGTAATATTCAGTGTATTACTTATAGTAGTATCAAAGGTAGTATTATTTATTATACTAAAGTTTGTGCCTTCAAAGTTAGTACCTGAATTTTTAGTATATGAAAAGAGACCCCCGGATACTAATGACGCTACTCCAGCAGTACCAATAGATCTTATAGTAAAATATATGTTAATCTCCCAGTGTTTATTAGTAGCAGCACTTAAGTTAACAACCGTTGTATCTGCTAATAGTACAGATCCTGATTTTACTCTTATATCTAAAGTAGCTGAACCAACACAAGATATATGACCTATAAGCTTTGCATGAAAGCTATCACCTACTTTAAAGGTATTTGCAGGAACCGATAATGTACCTACACCCGCACCTACTAAAGATAACTCAGCAGTAGTTCCGGTTATAGGTGTGCTAGTTGCAGTAGCTGCATATAACCCGTAATTACTAGTAGCAGGTTGATTCTCTAGTGCAACGGCAATAGATTCAAGGCCTTGTAAGACCTTGAGTTCATAATTAAAGTTAGAGCCTTTATCTCCTTCTTTTGGATTGCCATTTCCTAGTGCCATAATTAGAATCTTATTTGTTTATGCTCTCCATTCACTCTACAGTTTAAGATACCTGTAAATGGATTTGCTTCAGTTAAGTCTACTGAGATTAATTGATAAGCATCTGTTTCTTCTAATTCAGGTTTTACTGTATTATAGAAAGATGTTAACTCTTGTGCTTTATTAGCATCTACTGTAGCTTCTCTTTGAGCTTTAAGAGTATTTACTAAAGCTAACTTAGCTTCATTATCCTCTTCATTAGTTGAAGTTAAAAGAGCTTTTTGCTCTTCTGTTAATGTAACTTGTAATAATTCTACCCAAGTTTCTTCTGTGGTTGATTGATATGTTTTCATGTTTTATCCTTGATTATTTTCTACATTACTACCGTCAAGACACAATCTTGTAACCCCCGTAAGTGCAACTATTGGAAAACTACCACTTGTTAATCTACAATAGTATAGTTTACCTGTAAGTGTTCCTCCAAAGGCGTCAGAACCTGTGCAGTTAGTAAATGTGCCTGAGGTTGTTCCAAAAGTACCAAATGGGAAATCAGTACCTACACAATTAGTAAATGTTCCAGATGCTGTTCCAGCGCCTCCACCAAAAGAACTACCACCTGCTGTGCAATTAGTGAATATACCGGATGCTACTCCACCAAAACCACCTCCAAAAGAACCATTACCTGATAATGAATTACCACCTACACAATTTGTAAATGTACCTGATGCTGTACCCGCACTTCCAAAAGATGCTGAGCCACCTGTGCAATTTGTAAATGTACCTGAAACTGTTACACCAAAACCAAATGACCTATTACCACCTTTACAATTTTCAACTTTTAATAAAGTTAAATTATTTGCTATTGTAAAGTTTTTGTTTTGCACATCTATGCCATTTACAAATACATCATTAGCCGTAATTGAAATAGTACCTGCTGAATCTAATGAATTAAAAACTATGCTTCTGTTTCCGTCTAGTGATACTAAATCAACATATTCTGTATCCATTATAAATGGGGTTGAGCCAAAATCATAATAACCCGGAGCAGCTATAATTGTAAATCTATTTTCAGAAAATTTAGGAATACCGTAAGGTGTAGCAGCTACAGCATAAGCATATGCATCAGTTAATTGTGCCGCATTTGCAACAGCATCCGCACCATTTGCTAGTACAACAGTATATGATTCACCTTGAAGACCACCTACAGCTTTTGCAAAGTCTTCTACGGTCATACCATATGATTGGTACTTATCTCCGCGTTTTACGTATGACACATTATTACCAAGAATAACAAGATCTTGTTTAGGATCTTGTACTTCTTTTTTTACTAGTTTGTTTTTGAGTAGGTATACCCAGTTTAGAATATCCATATTAGTTATTTATTGCGTTTAAAATTCTTTGTAATGCCTGTAACACTTTCAACTGAAAGTTAAAGTTAGAACCTTTGTTACCGTTAGTGTAGTTACCGTTACCTAGTGCCATAGTTGTAATTATTATCTAGTCCATGTAAAGGTATAACCTTCTGGAATACCTACAAGAATATCTAATGTAATATTGCAAGTAAAGTTAACAGGTCCAGCAACTTCAATAAATACTTCTTGTACAAGAGGATCTACTGAGTTATCTGCTCTAATATAAGCGGTTGTAAGGATAACCGGTGCACTTGTTGACGCGTTTCTAGCAATTGCTCCGGGAGCCATTACACTTACCGCTCTACCAATACCAGTAATTCCGTCTTCTTGAACAGAAGAGCCATTAGATACAACATTAATTTCTTGCAGCGGGGTTGCCGGAGAAGTTGTTGCAAGTTCACCAATCTTAATGCTATATGAATTTGCATAACCTGGTATGCTTACAAAACCAGAAAGTCTATAGATAAGGTTTTTAAGAATCCCTGGGAAATTAACCTGTCCTGTACCATAGTGAGGCATTGGGTCTGTAGTAAATGCACCTGGAAAAAAAGTACCTTGCTCATAAACCATGTTGCCATTAATAACATCATTCTTGAGACCAGCAAGGGTTAAACCATATGTTTGGTACTTATCACCTCTCTTTTGAAAAGATACATCAGCACCTACAGGTAGAACATCTGTTTCTATGTTATTAGCAATAGTTCTGATTAATTGTTGCTTCTTTAAGTAAAGCCAGTTAAGGATATCCATAGTGTTTTAATATTAAGATGGATAAATACGAACTTCTATTGCTGAGTTTGTCATTAGACCATCGGTTAATGCGCCAGCAGCATTGTAAGTTTTAATGGTTATACCTGAACCGTCATAGTATCCTACTCCGTATCCTGCAGTTGCTCCATCTTTAGTAAAGAATGTTAACACACGAGAAGGCGCTAATCCTGCATAAGCTATAGCATTCCAGTAATAAAAACCGGTATTAAATCTTGTCCAGGTAGGTGTAACAGCTAGTGTAGTTTCTTTAATTGTTACAACAGGATTGTTTGTTCCAGTTTGAGATACACTACCAACATATTTTAAATAGTTACCCGCACCACCTGATGCACCTTGAGGAATAGCTAAGTTCAAAGTTTGAACAGGAGATGATCCAGTAATAGTCGCAGTAGCACTAGAACCTGCTGGTAATGTGGTTACAGTTCCTATAGATAAAGAGTTACTTGGACCTGCAGGACCAGTTGGACCTTGCAAACCAGTAGCACCCGTAGCTCCAGTAGCACCTTGTGCAGCAAGTAATGCCCAGTTAGTAGGGTCAGCATTAGGAGGTGTAGCAGATGGACCTACAGGATCTATACAAAACCATGATGCTCCTGCATAACCTACAGCGTCATCTACAACATAAGATGCTGCAGCAGACCATGCGCCTTGCCAGTTTAATCCAGCAGGACCAACAGGACCTGGTGCACCAGCTGGGCCAGTAGGACCCGCAACACCCGCTGGACCTTGAGGACCGGCTGGTAAAGTAGCAGCAAAGTCATTAATTTCCATTGCGTAGTTCTGATAAACATCACCACGTTTATTAGTACCTACCTTAGCACCAAAGATCATAAGATCTTTATTATTACCAATGCTAGTACGTACAAATTTGTTTTTGGCTAGATAAAGCCAGTTAAGAATGTCCATGATTTGATTAGATTAATGGGTTAGTATATACTACAATATAGTAAATAAACGCAAGGTTACAAAGTATTAGGCTTAAGAAAATTCTCCAAACATATACTTCTGTGCATGTTTAGTGCAGTCTGTTTTTGATAAAAATAGCTCAATAATATCAGAATCTACTAGATCTGGGTGCACCCACCAGTCTTCATAAGGGCAGTTATCATTAGGTGATATATTACTTCCCACTAGTAGGTAACCTTTCGCTGTTAAAAACTCTCTAGACTTTTCTCTGTATAACTTAGTTAGGTCAGCGTAGTAGTCATGCTCAAATGTAATTACTGCAAATCTATACTTATCAAATGGTATCTTAGTTAAGATTTCATAAGTTACACTAGGTGGTTCACAGTCCACTTGTAGATAATCTATATCCTTAGGATACTGGTGCTGAGTTAGGAAGTCAGCATAATCTATAGTTGTAGCATCATGTAATACTATAGGGTTCTTTCTGTTTTGTGTAAACTTCTTAACCTCATGCTCTAAGATTTCTATTGATACGCCTTTCCATTCAAACTGTGTTTCTAGCAATGCTGTATTGCTACCGTAAAACGGGTCAGCTGCGCCTATCTCCAGATAAATACCTTCTTTTTTACCTTTCAGCATTGATAACACAAATAAATCTTGGTATGTCTGCGAGTAGTTTTTCTTAATATTTTCCAAGCCTTCAAAGTGGTATCTCATTGATGGATAGCTTAAAGGAGTATATGGTAAAAACGGATCTGATGATGAGCCTAATGATGTTATATTCTTTTGCAAAAGAGCTTTAAAGTCTTTATCCATAAATCTGCTATAGTTCTCAGCTAACTCAAACATTAAAGCTCTAGACTGTTTACCATCCCCTACCCACCACAGTGATACAGCAAGCTGAAATAAGTACATGTAGTAATCAGGATCTTTTTTATTCTTTTTACTCAGCGCCAGTGTTGCATAAAGGTTAGATTCCTGCCAGTTCTCAACAGATTCAAAATATTGACTAAGCTTTAAAAAAGCATAAGCAGCATCAGGTAGGTATGATACAGCATTCATAAGTATACTCTTCTCCGCAACTTTTCTATTACCTTCTTTAGAGATACATTCAGCTATTTTCAATAAGCACTCGTAGGCATTGTTATGTTTTTTCTCTAAGTGGAATAACTCAGCCCCTCTTAAATAAAAAGACATTGCTGATGACCAAAGACCCTGATTAAAGTAAAAGTTAGCCAGGGTATAATTGTTTTCAGGTGACTCTGGTGATTTAGCAAAACACTCCAGTATTTTTGGTGACGCTTTAGTAAGAAGCTCTACTTTATCAGTACTTAAACCAACTAAATTTTCAAAGTAAGTGTTAGGTATCTTAACTAAAAAAGCAGTAGAGTCCTGAAAACCTATTGTGATAAGGACATTATCATCTTGTGTAGTTATACCACATGAGAACTCTATATTAGCACCAAATATTTTAAACTCTTCTGATGTGCCAACTATATTCCACTCTTTGTCCCATACTATAAATCTATGGTAATACTGCGCATCTTTTTTCCCCTGCTCATTATACCAAAGATCTACCTCATGAGTTAATGCTATTCTATAATCCTTATAGGGTATAACTTGGCTACCGCCTCTAATATCTCTAGGAAAGTCTAATGTTTTTTCAGATAAAAATACAGTTTTAGAAGAGTTATCTTCCACATTCACTTTTACTACCTCTGTAGGGTTAGTCCATTTAACAAAGTGATATGGCATGTCTATTACAGGCATCCAGTTTTTCTCACAATATGATGGTGTGGGTGGTTCTATTCTAGTGCGTTTTACTTCTCTACCGTCAACAATCTTAGACATCTCCATCCTACCTACACCATTAGTTGTAGTATCTCTTCTAACACCACATAAGAATAGTTTGTTATCCCACTTAACTATACGGGCATCTTCTAATCCTACAAATTCCCATAAAGGTTTTACATCTAATTCTGATGTATCCACTTTTTCAAATGACTCTATAGTAAAAGTATTAGGATCAAGTTTACATAGGTAATTAGTTGTAGTAAGCGTGATATCATTTTCAGGATTTAAGTATGCTAATGGGCTACAGTGAACAAAAAATTTCTGTGAAAATTCAGAGTGGTATAACATATATTGAACTTTCCTAATGTTTAGGAAAAGATCTTCACCATCTGTGAATATTGAAGGGTTAGTGTTAGCTGTACCACCCAGGCAACTAGAGGGTAGATTTAGAAAGTGAAAGCTGCCTCCATGCTGAAGCAGATCATGAGAAAGATACTTTTGCATAAATGTTGGTTATTCAACAAATATAAACAAAAATTTTAACCTTGTATAACTTATTATACAGAGTCTTTACCGGTTCTACTAACTACTGAAGTAAATTAAGCGTTAGATTTTAACTTCTTTAACTCTTCAAACATTTCAAGAAGTTGCGCTTCCTTTTGAGCAATTTGCTCTTCAATAGTTGGTTCTTCAACTTCAATAAATTCTACTCTTACAAGACCATTGTCATCGTAAATTTCGTGTCTAATTTGTGCCATAATTTATGCGGATGTTATTATTAATTGAGCATTTATATTGCTTAATGATAAGTTAGCTAAATTCATCAATGCTGGTGCACTACCAAAACTATAAGAAGTCGTAATATATGATGAGTATGATGTTCCAGCAGTAGATGTTACCGATGTTGTTAATGCTGCTAATGCTGTCCAACTAAATAAAGTTGATGGTGTAGTATTCATTTGAATACCCACCCAATAAATTGTTCCTGCTTCAAAAGTATATGTTGTTGTCCAAGACTTTGTTCCATTTGTTGAGCAATTCAAATCAGGGCTTTCAAGCAATTTTGTTAAAGGTTGATTTGTACTACCATTTGAATAAACTAATATTCTTGCTAAAGAGCCACTTGCAAAGGCAGAAACATAAATACTTAATTGTGATGATGTAATTGAATTAGCAGGAAAAAAAGGACTTAACACTATACGATTTGCAACTTGTGTTTGGTTTGTATTACCACCACCACTATTTAGATTATTGCCATAAAATCCACCTGAAACAGGTGGTAAAAGTATATGAAGGCCTTTTATAATATTTCTATTACCGCTTTGCAGCAATGATGTGTTATTAACACTTTGAATGTTAGTTCCACTAACTAAAGGTGGTTGAAGAGATGCGCCTAATATATTCATTATGCTGATATTGTTAAATACATATATAATGCTAAATTTGAAAGAGTCAGGTTAGAGGTATTCATAATTGCTGGTGCAGAACCAAATGTGTATGATGCTGTTACATATGAAATATATGAAATTCCGCTATCAATGCTAAATAAGTTTAGGTTTATTGCATTACCTGTGGACGGACCGCGTAATGAAGTATTAAGTCCACTTTGATGTAATCCTATCCAATAAATATCGCCTGCATTGAAGGTATATGTGGTGGTATAAGTTTTTACACCAGATGTGCTCACTGCAATGTCACCGCTCTCAAGTATCTTAACGTTCGGTTTATTTATATTATTGCTATACATTAGCACTCTCATATTTTGACCAGCTCTTCCAGTATTTACAACAAAAGACATAGCGCTAATCGTAATAGTGTTATCAAAAATAAAAGGTACTAACGTAATTCTATTTGTTTGAGAATTAGTCTGAGCTGTAGCTGAGAAACTACCTAAAACATTAGTAATTTGAGCACCTACTGGTGGCGTTAGTACACCGTGATAACCTTGTTGAATATTAATATTCCCGGAAGTCAATATAGAAGCATCATTCAAAGTTTGAATATTTGTTCCACTTACTAATTCTGATTGAACATCTGCTCCGTTAATTTTCATAGCGTTACTTTTATAGTTCTACCCAAGTATTATCGGGGTCAAAGCGCATAATGGCTATATCATTACTTGCAGTATCCCAATAGGTATGTCCAACAACTCTTGAATACCCCGTAGTTGGTGCTTTATCCCACATTAAACCCGTAGTACTTTGTTTTATGAATATGGGTTTTCCTAAACTGTCTGCACCACCAACAAACGGAGCGTTACCATTGTTAACATATTCTACTTGACAATGACCTTCTAATAAAATATAACCTACATCCGTACCCGTATTTTCAACGTAAATACCCAACATTTTTGTTGATGAGTCAGTTGTTTGGTCAACTATATACCAAAGACCATTAAGTTCCATATATACCAAATCAAATAATGCGGGTGGTGTAACACTATCTAAATTACCTTCTATAACATCACCCTCATATTGATAACCACTTGTTGCGTAATCACCAAAATTGAATACTTGCGTTAAGTTTTTTGCCCAAAGTGAATATAGTTGTGATGATGTTTTTATTTCACTATCCCAACTAATACCTACTGCACCTAAAGAAGCGCCTAAAGGTGTAAATGCTATTCTTTGATTCCATCTTATTGATACCTTTTGAGCGGAGTCTCTTAATTCATAATTAGCGCCTCCATCAAAATCCATATATATACCCGTGTCATTACCACTACCATAAGTCGTTTTTAACTCTTGGGTGCTTGGGTTATAATTCCATAACGTATCTCCAAATGATGTAGAGTTAATACGATACGGCATATAATTGTTGGTAGGATTTATTGTAGCACTTGTACCTTGAATACCTTGTGTTCCTTGCGTACCAGTTGCTCCTTGTGTTCCCGTAGCGCCTTGAGAACCAGTAGTTCCAGTGGCACCTTGTGAACCAGCTGCTCCAGATGCACCTTGAGTACCAGTAGTCCCTTGACTACCTGCTGTTCCAGTAGCTCCCTGACTTCCGGCAGCCCCGGTTGAACCTTGACTACCAGTTACACCCTGAACTCCTTGGGTTCCTTGGCTACCCGTTGTACCTGTTGCACCTTGAGCTCCAGCAGTTCCTGTAGAGCCTTGTGCCCCTGTGGTACCCTGAGCACCTGTAGAACCCGTTGTACCTTGGATACCTTGTGTACCTTGACTACCATTAGAACCAGCTGTACCTTGTGCCCCAGTACTTCCTGTAGCTCCTTGAGATCCATTTGTTCCTGCAGTACCTTGTGCACCAGTAGCACCTTGAATACCAGTAATACCCTGTGTTCCTTGTGACCCGGTAGATCCTGTAGATCCCTGTGAGCCTATTGCGCCTTGTGACCCTACTAAACCTTGTATTCCTTGAGTTCCCTGACTACCTGTACTACCGGTAGTACCTGTAGCTCCTTGGCTTCCCGTACTCCCTTGACTACCCGTAGCACCAACAGACCCTTGAGATCCTGTAATTCCTTGTATACCTTGAGAGCCAGTAATACCTTGTGATCCGGTTGCACCTGTAGTACCTTGCGATCCTGTAGCACCAGTTGTCCCTTGTCTACCCTGCACCCCTTGTGTACCTTGAGTACCGGTAATACCCTGACTACCTGTAGCGCCAGTGGATCCCTGACTACCTACTGCTCCCTGCGAACCTGTTGCTCCTACAGCTCCTTGACTACCAGTGCTACCCTGAGAACCCGTGTTTCCCGTTAACCCTTGTATTCCTTGTATTCCTTGACTTCCAGTAGCTCCAGTATTACCAGTAATACCTTGGATTCCCTGAGATCCTGTTGCACCAGTACTACCGGTTGATCCTTGTATCCCAGTTATCCCCTGAATACCCTGACTACCAGTCGCTCCTGTAGTACCTGTACTACCTTGACTTCCGGTAGCTCCTTGTGCACCTGTATTTCCTAATATACCTTGAATACCTTGGCTACCTTGGCTACCTGTAGCACCGGTATTTCCGGTAATACCTTGTATACCTTGCGTCCCCTGTGCGCCTGTTAGTCCAGTAGATCCTTGACTACCAACGGCACCTTGAGCTCCGGTAGCTCCAGTACTTCCCTGTGAACCAGTGCTTCCTTGTACACCTGTTGAACCTTGCGCACCGGTGGTACCTGTTGAACCCTGACTTCCAGTGGTTCCTTGAGAACCAGTAGCACCTGCAGTCCCTTGGGCACCTGTTGCACCAGTTATTCCCTGAAGTCCTTGTACACCTTGAGCGCCTGTTGAACCTGTAGCTCCCGTTGACCCCTGTGTTCCTGTAGCACCTTGACTCCCTGTTGTACCTGTAGTACCCTGTGATCCCGTTGTTCCCTGAGCACCGGTTGAACCAGTAGTTCCTTGCCTTCCTTGAACACCTTGCGTTCCTTGAGCTCCTGTGGCTCCTGTGGAACCTTGGCTACCTGTTATACCTTGTGATCCAATTAAACCCTGTATACCCTGCGTTCCTTGACTTCCTGTACTACCTTGAGAACCAGTTGAGCCTTGGCTTCCAGTTGCACCAGTAGATCCCTGGCTACCAGTAGACCCTTGAGCACCAGCGCTACCTGTAGTACCCTGAGATCCGGTTATACCTTGAATCCCCTGTGAACC